AACCTATATTACTAGTTTTATTTTCGTTGTATATTAATACATCTACTCTATCATTTTTATTGATTTCAGTTTTGTTAATAGTAAGCAATAGAGAATCATTTGGAATATTGTATAACTGAAATTTGTCTATATCTAACTTTTTATAGTTTATATATACCAAGAAATTAGGTTTAACCGATGCTGATTCAGGCTTAATATCTAATCTAAATGAATTATCTACACCGTCATAAACAAAGGCTAAGTCTTGCATTTGCCTAGTTGGTGTATTTGTATTAGTCCATACATTTAATTTTTCAAACGTTCCGTCTGAATTATTTTTATGTAAGAACCCTGAATTTACTTTCTTAGATACGACAGCATTATTTAATGAATACTGAAATGTATCAACGTCAAAATAATTAGTAAATTGTATATCACCAATATTATTTAAATTTTTATAAGAAAGTGGAAATCCTAATACTGAATCAACAGATCCCGTACCTAATCTATATCCAAAAAGTTTTGTTCCTATGAATTTGGTTGATGTTTTAACTGATGGATATTTTGTTAGATCTGAAAAACTAACTTCAACGTCATCAAACACATCAAAATATGGTGTTTGATTAATGTCTGTTTTATTTTGCCCTTCTCGCCATATATTGTTTAACAACCAAAAACTTTTGCCAGAATTAAGTTGACCATTAAACGCAGATACAACGTCATAATCAAGAACGTCGCTATCGTCTGCTTCAACCAAATGTATTATTTGTGGAGTTAAACTACTTGCGTCTTGATCTATGAAATTAACAACCCATATTTTATTTCTAGTTAATGGATCTTGATCTAAACTGAATATAACTCGCATTCCCTCTACTAGGTTTGTACCATCAACATAGAAACCTTGACTGCCTTCTATAGACAAAAATGGATCAGTTGTGGTTGTATCAAATAAATCAACTGGTCTTTTTGCTATTTTGCCAAAATTCAACAACTGTATATCAGGATCAAATTCTATAATTGGACGTTTAGCACGATAGTTTGAATCTAGTGTTAATGGAGTTCCATTATATGTGCTAGTTAATTCAAGTATGTTTTGATGAAACCAACGATTACGTCTAGTCCAAGGATTAAGATCTTGACTTGCTCTATTAATTATAATGTAGTCAGGTGTATCCAAACTGCTATTAGTATCTAGCGTGGTGTCACCATAAAACTGTGGGCCAATTATATATGGATATGCTATTTCACCACCAAAAGAATCTGTTATAAAATAAGCGTATGTTCCATTTGGAAAGTCTGGAGTTCTACCATATCTACCATTATACTGATCAAGAGTACCAGAATTCGGCTCATACACATAATCTTCAATAAATGCTCCTGGTAAAAATTCAAAAGTTATTGTTTGTCCAGCCGAGACTGTAACATTAGAGCTTAATTTTATTTGATTTATTGGTCCTATATATTCCGGCAATCCTTCTGTGGTTTTTAATGAATTGTCAATAACCCATACACTGCCTGAAGTTATACTTGCTGTGTTAAGTGTAACTCTCATTCCTGGATTTATACCAAAAGAACTATCTACCGTAATATAATTATTAGAAATTACATTTGATGTTATTGTTACTGTTCTTGGCTGAGGTCTTGTTGACGTTGTGATATCGCCATAACTGTAAGAACTTCTCATTCTCACCGTACTGGTGTCTGTACTTTCAACATCTGGATTCAAAAATCCAAACGGACCATAAATTGGATATCCATCAGCACTGAAACCTATTATTTTACTATGTCCAGTTGCCGAATCAACATACCCTGAAGAAAAGCCAGATACGTTACCCCATGCGTTAGCGGATACAAAATTACCATTTGTATATACATATTTTCCATCACCTATGGTTTGACCGCCATACTGATCTTGGCCATTTATTAGTGTTTGATTTACATCATAATGCCACACCGTTTCATTCGAGCCTCTGACTGTTACTCCGTTAGAAACACCATTAATCAATATTCCAGGCAGTGTAATGCCTATAGTTTCGCCAGAAAATCTTATACTTTGATGTTCACCAGCTTCGTTAATTCCCGCACGATATGGATATTTAAATTTTATGTCCTGTTGTGCTATTGGTGTTAGATTATTAGCATTTGGAAAATTTCCAGTTAATACAGTTACTCCATCTGGAAAATTCGTGGTAGAAACAGTAAGTTGATCCGCTGCCTGATTTAAACTAGCATTAGCATATAATACAAAATTTTGCTGTGGTCTATAATTATTTTTTGATACTGGTGCGTTAATGACTAAATCATCAACACTGATCAACTTTATAGCGGAACCAACACCCTCAACATAATACTCTTTATTTTTATAGGAATCTGGGGTAACAGCAGAATCAAAAATTATTTTTAATCCATTAGTAAAAGTTACACCATTTGGACTTACATAGTTAGTTTTACCTAAAATTTCAGAATCAATATCAATGTAGTTATTAGTTGGTTCTACTAATCTTATAATTCCGTATTGCTCTACATCTATGCCATCTTGATAATATAAGGTATCAAGAGTTGCAGTAATTACTGGTATCTGTTCTAAACGATTATCAACATTATAAAACCATTCAGTATTACCGTAATTAATACCAGAAAGTACAATAACTTTATTATTGACTGGAATTGGCACATATGCCACTAAATTAATTATGAAATCAATGCCACTGGGTATTAATAGTATCTGCCATATACCATAACGTTGAGAGATTGGCACTACTGTACTACTACTGGTCCAATCAGCAGTATTTGTTGAATACGTTCCAAATATTAAATATTTGCCTGCTAAGTTTGATATTTGACCATCTATTCCACCATAATTGGCTTTTATTTCAGATAGTAACTTACCCTGTAAATCGGCGTAACTTACAGTAGATACCAAATCAACAGTTTGAAGTAATGGCATTGTAATATAGAAATCTTGTGCCGTAGTCGTAGGTACTTCAAATGTAATAGTTCCTACATCAATACCATTATTTGTGACACCCAAAATTTGTCTGGTGTTTAGATTGGTGTTAGAGTTTTTTCCACTCAAGCCAGGTTCTGTTTGTATCCAGAAAGGTTTACCTGGTTGGTTTATAACAAATTCATAAGATCCTTTTCTGCCCAATACTATATCAGGACTAGGTGTTAAGCCGTATCCACTTACATTGTATGTTTTTACATTATTATCTGGATAAATGTAAAATTTCTTTTCAAGATCAATACCACCAGCAAAAACGTTTACAGCATCTGGTCCATTGGGAACCCAGTAATACTGACTAAAGTTGATAAAAGCATCGGCATTAAATCTAGGATTGTAACTATAATAATCACTTTGCCATAGATTATTTTGATTTGTTACGTTACCGCCAAAATATGCTATTTTTTGTAGTGTTTCTGGGTATGTTTTGGCAAATTCTACTTCAGAGTTATCAGTGTTCTTATAGACAACTGTAGGTTCTAATTGATAATCTGCACGGAAGGCAGTATTTTCTCGTACATAGGTGTCTATGCCAGAATAACCTGGAGCAAATTTTCTACCAACATAACCGTTAATTGGCGACAAATTAGATTCAGTTAATAACTGATCAAGTGTTGCGCCAAGAAACTTTTTATTTGCGTCCGTTTGAAATACGCTAGGTAAAAAATCTGTTGTTTTAGTTACTGCCATAATATGTTATCTTCTCTTAAACTAATGTATCCATTGACAATGCTTGTAAATTTAATTGAGATGCTGTTATAGAAGAAATTATCTGAACATTGTCTACCGTTGCACAACTTATTAATATTTCATTAGGCTCACTACCTATTTGTTGTAATGAACCATATACTTGTCCAACACTATTCGGAACTATCACAATACTTGAAATATTTGGAGCCATACTCTGTTGTATAAAGGTGGCTAATTCAGTAAAGTAAAAAGTTTCACCAAAGTCCCAATTACCAGCAGAGAAAAATACATTGATGAATGATATTACTCTACTCTTTATCTCAGTATCGGACAGATTGATATTTTGATTTTTAATTACCTTGAATGTTGCCTGTAACTCTGGAGATGCTTTGTTACCAAATAGTGGTTTGTACTTCGCAGAATTATAAATGATAGCATCACTAACTGATTTAAATTGCTCTATATCAGAGAATGATATTTTTAATTGAGTGGCAGTAGGCATTTCAGGCTCACTCACTGTACCAGTGTTATCTAAAATCCATGCTCTATAACTAGTCTCATATTCTTTAGTAAGAATATACATATCTATCAAGTTACTTGGACTTGGATCTATTCTTCTGCTACCGGGTGAATTGTGTCTATACTGAAAATATAAATCATTTCTACCTATTCTAGCCAAATAACTATCACTTATAACTAATGTCCTAATTCCATTCTCAGACGTTAATACATAAAACTGATCATCGGTATATGCGTAAAATATTTGTCCTACAATATAATTATTAATATTTTGAAGAATGTCATTCTCTGTCGCAAAATCATCGTTTACTATATTACTGTCAAGTGGTTCATACGTTATAAAATTGTTATATGAGAAAGTCTTCTCAAAGTAAATAAATTTATCTCCTGGATATGTTATTTCAAGCAGTGATCTAGTGCCAGAACTTAATATTAATTGATAGTATTTTTCATCACTGCTTGTATAGAATATTTGACCTATTTCAAATATGTTTATCAAACTAGATATTGCTGTTGTAGTTTCATAAATGTCAATTATCGGCTGTACAACTACATTGAATATATCTGGATTATCGGGTATATCATTGGCATTGTCATCACTATAGGTTACCAATATCTTACTGGCATCAACATACCCATCCGATTCTGGAATCTGATTGTATATATTCAGCACAATATCATTTGTTAGTGGCGATCCAGTACTGGCATTGCCATTTACTTTCAACACTTTTACATTGTCATTTATTGTAGTACCTGTTGCTGGATCATACACTTTAGTTTGTGGATCAAAATAAAATTTAGTTTCTTCCGTACTTTCAAATATGTAATTTAATCCACGAACATCAACGGTATATATTGAATTATTCACACTAAATTTTAACAGCCAACTGGAATCTTTATTAAGACCAGTGATATCACCTTCAAATTCTTGGCTAAATTGATTGGTAGTATCTAAGTCCTGAGCGTTTATAATTTTCCAAGTTCTACTACTTTGATCGTATCTTAAACCGAAATTATTATAATTGTTTATTAAAGATATCAATTGACTTAGAAATGGTGTTGTAAACTGATTACTGAATGCAGGTATTACCGCTATTACTTGAGCATTTGAACTCAAATTAACACTTACATTAATCGGACCTTGGCCATCACTCAGTACGGCTTGGCTACCATTTCCAACTAAATTAGCAATAGATACATATAGTAAAGAACGACCGTTCTGTGGTATTACCCCATTACTAGGTAGAGGCAATATTTCATTAGCCGTGTTAAAATAATTTCCAGTGCCAGGACTCAATATGATTATTGATCCTTCAGTTATATATTGCCTGCCATCAACTTGACCTACTCCAACAGATACTGGTGTAGTGGACGTAATACTACTTTTAAAATAACCAGAACTTGAACCAGATCCCGCTACTACTCTGTTCCAGTAAAGATTAGTTATCTGAAATCTATCAAAATAATAATAATAAAAGTGTAGTAGAGATTTACCTCTTACATATTCTAATACTTGATTTTGAATTATTCTGTTAATTTCAGATGTTGTATTGAATGTAAAAGTAAAGCTGCTTGCTCCATCTTCTTTATAGAATATTCCGTCTTGTGCGAATATATTCGTACTACTATATCTACCAGTAGTATCACTAACATCTAGATATCTACTTACACCACTGCTAGTTCTGTTTACTGCTTTTACTTTGCTTATTGAACTGTAGTTAGCATATGGGAATATGTTATAATCTTCACCTGTTACCATACGATTTTGGGTATAGTATAGTTGTGGTGCTTTTGTTTTTATCTCGGCTAAACTCTCACGCGGCAGGGCATTTGCTACCGTATATTTTAAACTAGCAGTAACAGTTAATGTTTCTAATCTACCTAATCTGCTTACATACGGAATAGCGAATACAACATTACTCATTTCATCTGGAGTAATGCGGTAAGATAAACCAACGCTAGTTCTGTAATAGGCTCTATATGAGCCAACAGGTATCTGAGCATATGTTCCATCACCGAAAACCAAATCAATTTGATCACCTGCTCTGGTACTTACCTGATAACTCTTTCTGGCAGCATTGTCGTTGTATATGATATTTGTGCCGTTGACACTAGGAACTTTTTCCCACAAAGCAATTGCTTGACCTATACTGTTTAATTCATACAGCCAAACATCACTATTATTAATATTGTTTATGTTTATATTTGCTATATTGTTTGGTATGCTTTCTGGAAAAGCAAAAGCAGTATTAGATAGCGAACCTTGTTTAAAATACAAGAAAAATCCAGTATTGTTGCTGGCATTGCCTAAATTATCACTACGATAAAGTATATTCAATGGCTTGCCTGGTAATGGTGAAGACTCGTATACATAGTCTTCATTAGCAATAGTAGGACTAACTATTTCAAAATTCAGTGCAGTGCTATCTATTTGAACTGAAAATGGTAGAATAGGCAGTGATCCTTGGGTTGAATTTAAGTTGTATTCGCTTACAGTTATGCCATCAATGACTTTTGATCCTACGGGATTACCAACACTTTGCCCAGAAGATAGTGCTGAATTTAATACAATAACAAATTGTTCATACCATTCTGGATTTGTTGAATCATTCCATGTTATAATGGAATTGGTGATGTCATTTCCAACAATATCACGAAGAGATTGAGTTGTCTGAATACTCTCTATCTTAAGATAGCCGGTTGCCGCTTGATTTCTACTTGAATTGTAACTTATTAATCTGGCTAATTTTAGAACACTATCTCTGCGTTCAGCAGTATCTATGAAATTTTCTCTGGCATTCAAATCTGTTCTAAATGCCAGACTCTGCCCTAAATATGCGATTAAATCTATAAGTGCTATATATTCACTTGACTCAATAAAGTCATTAAAATTTTCTGGATAATAGATTTTTAGATAATCTATCATTGTTTTTCGTAACGTCTGAAAATCATAACTCTGAAAATCAGCGTTTCTAAAACTTTGATAAATCTTTGTCCAGTCTTGATTAACAATAAGGTTATTTTGTCGTTCAGTAATAGCCATAAACTTCTCTTTTTGTTATTTATCAAAAAAATATATGCTACTATTAAAGATTAGTAGTTGAAGTTTGGCTATTCCGCTCGAATTGTAGTTCTAATCTTTCTACTTGACCAGTTGATATATAAATCAATTCTAATTCTATTTGAATTCCACGATCAAATTGAGTTACTATAACATTCTTTGCGGAAATTCTTGGATCATTTGCTATAATCTTTTTTATATCTTGAATAATAACATTCTTTGTTTCTTGGGTTAATGGCTCAAATATCATATCCCATATAATGGTGCCGAAGTTAGGATTCATTAACTTTTCACCCTTACGAATATAAAAATGATTTTGTAAGTCACGTTTAACTAAATCAAAATTAGTTAAACTAAACTTTTTACCATCTGTGTTAGTACTAAAGCCTTTATACATAGATGTATTTATTGTTCATCGTCATATAGACTAGTCTGAGTAGAACTAAATTTACCACGGTTGAAGTAATCAGCAGCGGTATATCCATTGGCATTAACACTATATTTACCAGTTTTGAACCATGTTGTCGCACCACTCGCGCCAGCAAGATGTGCCACCGATAGTAATCCAGATATGACTTCTTTTGAAGTACTCTTTGTTATTGCGCCCGTTGCCTGAAGCGTAGCATAATTTGACTTTGCTAGATCAAACATAGCCTGTTCTTGTAAGTCTGGAGACTTCAAAAACTCGTCTAAGTTTGTTATGCTGTCTTTACTGATCCAGTTATTTGGGTTTTGTAGACTATCTATTGTGTTTTCTAGTCCTTCTTTAATGTATCCCAAATTTTGTAAATCCTCTACGCTGAATTGATATTTGCCCACAAATCCGGCGTTTTGAATAGCATCATATAAACCACCACTTTCAGCATCTCCTAATTGTGCCATAAAAGCACGAACTTCATTTGTTGTTAACTCTCCAATTCCCTCTGGTGGCGTCGGTTGACTAATGAATGTTGCTGGAGTTGCGGCACCTACTAGATCAGTATTTTCGGCTGCCGCAGGTCCTTGTGGATTTACTATTGGCTGAGGATTTATTGGATTTCCATCAACATCAGTGCTAAGTGTATCTGCCTGAGCCTGTAATTCTTGTGCTGCTTGTTCTATACCCTGTCTAAAATATGGCTCATGAGTTGGCACTTTATAATTTGTTGTAAACAATATTCCATCACTAACAACAAATTGAACGGCTGGGCCATTTTCAAATGGTATTACGTCTGGTAATTTATATTGCTTAATTCGTTCTACATCATCTATGGTTGGACTATTACCGCTGCCGTTTAACGCAATACTACTTCCGTTGATAGACACTTTACCCGACGCCTTTACGCGCATAGCTGAGTTTGAAACAACATCAAATGTACTACCACTCTTCATTTGAATTTTCTTTCCCAACAATGCCAATTTAGTTAGTGCTGTTTGATTAATCTCCAATGCTTCAACATTTAAGTTTTTTGCCGCAGCAATATTAATGTCTTCTCTAGCAAAAAAACTAATATTTTTATCGCTGTGCATCATCAGATTACCACTTGTCCTAATCGACATATCTCTGGCACCATAAATTAGAATATCACCCTCGCGGGTCAACTCTACCCACGCATTACCATTCGCATTGCTTATGTATATGATACCTTCCGTATCATGCATCAATATTTGGTGGCCATTTCCAGATTTAAGTCTGACTAAATTGTTTTTACCATAGATGTCACCATCGTCCATTACCAATGAGTGTCCACCTACTCTAGCGGTTACTTCAAACTCTTTTGGATTAAAATCACCAGTGGCTAATCGTGTTGCTAAATTTTCATCATTTGCTGGATCTTGAGGTGGTATAGGTCGGCCAGGTGTACTGAAGCCAAAAACACTACTTATTGGATCACGCTGACTACTACTCGTAATCGGACCACGAACTTCATCACCATCTAATCCAGCAACTAACAATTGAACTGTTTTGTATATGTGAAGAGGCTTAGGCACCTCTTTAGTTGGTTTTGAATATCCCGCTGGTAAGTTTTCATTCCATTCACTAACTGGATATTTTTTATTTGAATCAAGGGTTAAACCAGACTCTTGTATGCTTACAGGATCTATTAACCTAACATCAACAGCACCTATCCCAGGAGTCATGTAAATACTGGCACTTTTGTTTATGCAAGCAAACCAATAACCAGCGACTTCTCCTTCAACGAAACAACAAAGAACTTGATTACCTATATCGGGAGAAACCATGTGGAAACCATAAGTCTGAGTTGTGTTCAAAAATGTATTTTGATCTGATCCTGCTTTAACGAACTCAGTGCCTTTTTTGCCTGAGGTCTGACCAAAAAATGGACTAGCATAAGATACCAACTTCCAATTTGAAGGATTGTCAGGATCTGGCCCGCCCAATTGTTTTATATATACCTGTAGTCTACCAGTTCTGGTAGTCGTGTCTATTTGCTTAACTACACCTACAAATATGCCAGATTGTTTTGGCAATTCTGCGCCGACAGAATCAATATAGCTTGGTAACTTAGTTCCTAAATATGGTCTGCTTAAAGATGATGACACTTTTATACCTTAAATTCCATTACCCGGCACAGATTCCCAATTAACTTCTCTAATAGGAGGTGTTGGAGTTGGTAATGCCTGTGTTACGGTTTGTTTAACTGTACTTAGTCCTTCCTGTATTTCACCAAAAGTTCTCTGTACCGTTGATCCTAGGTTTTGTATGCCCGTGGTTATTCTTCCAACTTCTGGAATTGAATTCAAAACAGTTAAGCCTTGACCTAAAATGTCATTCCCTGTAAGTCCAAAATTGTTTAATAGCAGGGCATTTGTTTTATTTACATCAGAGAAAAATTCGCCTATAGTTGAAGGATTTGACGGAGCGAATCTAGCACTTCTCTGAATGCCAAGATTAACTGACTGTGCTATTTCTGCGGCTTGTCTCTGTCTGAGTTCACTAATACTCAATCCAACCTGATCAAACAGAACTTTTGCCATACGTAAATTCTGTTCAAACTTTCCTCTAACAAATGTTGAATCTACTGTAATCAATTTGTAAACGCCACTGAAATTACTGTATCCTAAATTACTTGCCTCAATAATATTTTCTTCCGGACCTAGTATATCATTTGCCTTTACTTCAGCAAGACCCTTTTCTTCATCATAGTCTACTGGAGTAAGAAAGTTAACAAATATGTACAATTCTCCAGTATCCATGTACAGACTTTTGTTAGGAGTTAGTGCTTGATTTTCGCCATCTCGTGGTCTACTGTAGAACACATCATCTTGTTTTATGAATAATGGATCGCCGATGATTTTTAGATCTAACTCAATCATATCTCCTCTTGAATCCAGAAACAAGGAGTTTTTTAAGTCAGCCGAAGCAATATTTTTCTGTGTATTTCCACCATCAAGATTCGTGTCTTTATTGTTACCAGCAGTAGGAGCAATTGCTGGCGTCGCCACTTGATCACCCAGTACTGGTTGTCCCGCTGTTGTTTTTGGAGCATTCGGGTCTGCTGCTTGCCCAGAAGGATTTAATCCTGATCCAGTAGATCCTTGTATGTTTTTATCTAATCCAGCAGTTATCGCCATCATAAAAAGTGTATTGAAATTTATGTTCCAATCTATGATATCTCGATTTCTTCCCGTAAACAGATAGTCGTATTTTTTAACATAGCCGGGAACTCTACCTCTTGGAGCATATGGATACTTTGATGAAATCGTAAACGTTTTTACGCTAAACATTATTATTTCTGGCACATATCTGCCCTGTGTATCATCCCATTGACCTATTTTCACGGTAGGTACAATTTTGAACCATTTTAGTGGTTTTGCTAATTTATCAACTATGTTTGCTACATTTTCACCAGATTGAATTTTGTTTTGTAAATCAATAGTTGTAATACCTTGCTGAGGCAAGAAAATTTGATCTAAAACATAATCACTTTGACGTACTACAAAGTCAATCAATTGTTCTATGCTTGTACCCGCTGGTATATTAATAACTCCAGATCTAAGAGATAACGAACTACCCTTTGATGCTCCTCCTGCCACTTGAGCATCCGTTTTGGCATCACGTTTAGCAGTTGCGGCTGACGCTACATCAACTGGTTGAGGCCCAGAAAATAATTTTGATTTGGCAATTTCTTCGTCAAATTGTATAATATAAACGGGAGCATGTTTTATATCACCTTTCTCTTTTAATGTAGCATAATAATCATTAAATGCTCCACAAATACTATTAACCTCTAACACAGTATCTTTTATTTTTTTCAAATTATTAGTTGCTGTTGATAGTCTGGTGTCTACATCATTAAGACTGCTTGTTATAGATGCGCTATCTACTTCACTGTTAAGTAAATCCGTTTGAGTTGCTCTCAATTGAGATATTTCTCGTTCCGTATTTTTTCTATTTTCTGAAAAGTTAGTGAATATACTTATATTATTAGATTCACCGCTTAATGGATTAAATATTTCTGCTACCGTAGATCCTTGTACTTTAGTAGTATATGGTAATGCGACATTTATCTGACTATACGCAGAATGGTTGTAGGGAACCGCATCAAAACGATATTCAGCGCCACTTTGGCGAACGCTTGTTTCTATATTAACAATTTTTATTGGTATAATTTTGGTTAAGTCTTTAATCTTTTCTGGCTTTGAATCTTCAGTTTCTTTGTATCCGAAAAAATCTATTTGTAAAACATAAGGAACATGAATGTATGAGCCTGGTCCTCTGACATAATTAGCATTTACTTCATTAGCAGCGGCTATCATTCTATTAATTAACGTAAAGCCGTTTGGTTCAATGATAGTAAAAGAACACTCAATAACGTTCGTGTTTCTGTTTCGCATATTAGGCGTAATAACTGTCTGCATTTTAAAATCTTCAAAGTAAAAATCTTCTTTGAAGTTTCTATTACGCTTAAAGTCAGTATCGTTATATCTGCCAGCGCCACTTATTAGTACGTTTTCTGGAACATAAGGCGATGGTGTTGTGTTTTCAAAATTGTTATTAACTATTCTGTTATATCCCTCAATAGAGAGCATATGCAAACTTAAATTATACGTATACGACGCATATTCATGTAGAGGGTTTTCAATTGGACGTTGTGGTTCAAAGAATCCAGAAACTTCATATCTTCCGGGGCCAGTAAAACCTTCACGGCCCAAACTACCGTATACTCTATTTGATTCTGCGACTAGGGCTTCGTCCGCGAAAGTTTCGTCATTTGTATTGCTCTGAGCGACAATATTATTTTGAACATTAATAGCGCCTGATTGAATATCAGCAACACGTTGTCTATCTTCTGGAGTTAATTCAAAATCTCCTGATAAATCACCTAAACTGTCTCCCAACGGAGTATTCAACGGTGTCACTGCAAAAGGTATTAAACTGCCATCAACACTCATATAATCATCCTAGTAGTGAATCTAAGGTTGATTTTTTTGGCAAATAAATCTTAGTGCCAGAACGCATATCAAATATTGAATCTTTAATCGTGTTAGGATTTCTGAGAGCAAATACCCACCACAAATTAGCATCACCATACAAGTCAAATGCCAACAAGTCTGGACGATATTGATATGTACGATTTATTTCAAATACTACATCATCAGAATTTTTAGGTATGTTAGGAAATTGAGCGACATCTAAAAAATTGCCATAAAATTTGGTACGAGCATATGGACTATTTCTAGCGTATGTAACTTCGGCCATTAAATAAATCCTCCCCTAGTACTATTTCCACCCTGAATGGTTAGTCCACGAGCGTAATTTTCTAGTGTAAAGTTTTCAGCAATATTCTTTCTACTGTATACAGGTTGTAGATTTATGGTTATCGTACTACTTGTAGGCAATCTAACAATACCACCATATGAATCACTAGGCGACGGTGGGCCCACTGGTAATTCTCCAGATGATCCAATTTCAACACCTATTGGTATTTGAACATAGTCAACTTCGCCCTGCATAGTATGCGAAAACTGCGTTACTACACATGGAATATGCGGTAGATAAGCATCGCCATAGCCATCTAAAAATACAAGCGGCGGCGGACTGCCAGCATATTCATCTCTGCCAAAGAACATTTTTGTACATATTCTAAAAAACTGTATGGCTGCCATCAAGTATTGGCCTTCTCTAACATTTTGTACAGTAAATTCACCATTGATTTGAATTGCTCCAATTTCGCTGCCTTCGTAAAAGTAACTGTTGTAGTTGGAATGTGTTAATGCTTGTGTTCCGTATCTAGCAGTATGCGATAGAGTTACTGTTGGAGTATATGGGAATACAACACCAGATGTACCATTTTGACTGTTTAATGGACGCATCAATGTATTTGCTGGATTGTCGTAGAACAAGTTAGCGACCTGTGAACTCATACTTACACGTACACGCCAGTCATTTTCAGGAGCAATAACAGATCCATCTGAATTTTGAAAATTTATGTTAAATACACTACCTGCTATATCTTTTAATAACCCCGTAGCACCAGACATTAATCCAGCCTGTGCTAATCGCGCTCCACTGGAATTTCCTGGGCTTAAATTATTAGCAAGTACGGAGGTGCCAGAAGTTGATAAAATATTTCTTGAAACACCGCCGGATTCAAAATCACTTTCAAGGCCTGTCATAATAATCCATAGTTAGTAAAACTATTTATCTCATAATAATATATGTTTATTATGTTGACTGGGGATTAATTATGTGTTACCATGTACTGTTTCGAAGAGAAGTAATTTTATAAAGACTAATTACCTTAAAACATAAATATAATATGAAAAATATTTTTTATGTTTACGAGTATGTAAGAAATGACGGAAGTCCTTATTACATTGGAAAAGGGTGCGGGCGTAGAGCGTTTGTTAAACACAACAGAGGCATGCCAAATGACATATCTAAAATAAGATTTGTCAAAACAAATCTTCTCGAATCTGAGGCATTAGAGCTAGAAAAATTACTTATTTCCAAATACGGAAGAAAAGATTTGGGCACTGGCATTTTGATTAATATGACAGACGGGGGTGAGGGGATTTCTAATCCTTCACCCCAGACTAGAGAAAAAATGGCAAAAGCAAAATGTAACGAGTCCAAGGAAACTAAGGAAAAGAGATCCCTTGCCGCAAAAAATCGTAAGAGAGAACCATTATCTAATGAAACCAAGCAAAAAATTTCTATTGCGAACAAAGGTAAAAAAAGAAGTACAGATCAGAAAAAGAATATATCAGTTTCAAAGATAGGAAAAAATGGTCCAAAACATACCGAAGAAACTAAACAAAAATTGCGGAAAGAAAAACCAAAAATTCAGTGCCCTCACTGCGAGACAATAGGCGGATTGCCTCAGATGAAACGATGGCATTTTGATCAATGTAAACATAAAAAGGAAAATTTTAATGACCAAAACAAATTATCTCAACAATAAAGATATACTAAAAGAAATACACAAGAGCAAGAATTCTTATTGCTGCTATATGGATGCTACCTGTGCTGATTACGATATTATTCTAAGCAGCGTTGAAGATATCATCGAAGATAAAATTGTAGAAGCAATAAAAAATCGTGCTGAACGATTGACCAAACTACAATATGATCTGAGTGCGGCTGAAAGTGGGGAGAAAAAGCGTTTAGATGATTTTCAAATAAAAGAAGAAGACATAAAAAGAACTGATTTGGTATTCAGAGTCATGTCCTGGGAACATGTTCCTAGTGATATAGCAAAAATCAGTAAAGCAAAAGAAGTTGAAGAAGACGAGGACATCATCGTCACGGAATATGATGACGAAGATACCAAACCCACGAAATACATAAAAGTTAATTTTCCACCATTCGTACACTACAAATTAGGCGATAACGATAAGCCATATCTAGTCGGCAAAAGTCACTGGAAGGGTTCTCTAATTGATGGTCAATTCAGCAAGGATCACGGAAAGATGACTAACAAGTTGGCTCACATGTTCATTAAGTTATGTGAACGGTATGCTACTCGTAGTAACTGGCGGGGCTATACCTACAATGATGAAATGCGTAGCCAAGCCCTACTACAATTAAGTCAGATTGGACTACAGTTTGACGAAAGCAAAAGTTTGAATCCATTTGCTTATTATACGGCTGCTATCACGAATGCGTTTACTAGAGTTTTGAACATAGAAAAACGAAATCAAAATTTACGTGATGATATCCTGGAACTCAACAACCTAAATCCTTCATATACCAGGCAGGGTATGCACACGGGAAGTGGATTTTACGAAGATTGATTTGGTAAAGCACTGTTTGACTTGCGCTATTAGAAAAGAGTACAATTCTTAGATGAGTAATCTATTTAAAAAAGCACTAGTCTGTACAGACATTCATTTTGGCCTCAAGTCAAACAGTCAACTCCATAACGATGATTGTCTATCTTTCATCAAATGGGCAACCAAAACGGGAAAGGAACAAGGTTGTGATGTAGCGTTTTTTCTAGGCGATTGGAATAACAATCGTGCTGCGATCAACATTCTTACACTGAACTATAGCATCCGTGCTCTTGAGCATCTTAATGACAATTTTGATAGAGTATTTTTCATTCCAGGCAATCATGATCTCTATTACCGTGATAAGCGTGATATTCAGAGTGTAGAGTGGGCCAAACATCTTGATAAGGTTACTATTTGTAACGATTGGCACAGGGAAGGCGATGTCATCATTGCTCCCTGGATGGTAGGCGATGATTACAAACGTATTCCAAAAATGAATGGCAAATACATTTTTGGCCACTTTGAACTACCACACTTCTTGATGAATGCTATGGTAGCAATGCCAGATCACAGTGAAATCAAACGTGAACATTTTTCGCAATTTGATCATGTGTTCAGCGGTCATTTCCATAAACGTCAAACATACAAAAACATTACATACATAGGCAATTGTTTCCCACACAATTACGCCGATGCTGGCGACGATGCTCGTGGAGTAATGATCCTAGATTGGGGCGGAGAGCCAACCTATCATGTCTGGCCAGATCAACCGACCTATCGTGTTCTTACACTGAGTGATTTGCTCAATAGAACTGATGAGGTATTGAAGCCAAAGATGCATGTTCGGGTGAACATTGATATTGACATTTCATACGAGGAAGCCAACTTCATCAAGGAAACGTTCGTCAAGTCTCATGGCTTGCGTGAGATATCAATTCTGCGTAACAAAAACACAGACATGGATCAACACGAAATCAAGGGTAACATTAATTTTCAAACCGTGGATCAGATCGTTACCAATCAACTTAATCAAATCAACAGTGAACAGTATGATCCAGCATTATTACTGGAACTGTACAGAGGACTATAAGTAAGTCATGCTAAAAATCAAGAACATCACCGCGAAAAATTTTCTATCAATAGGCAATCAAACACAGGCCGTAAATTTTGATAGAGATAATTTAACTTTGGTGTTAGGCAGTAACATTGACTTAGGTGGCGATGACGCTGGTAGTCGTAATGGCACGGGCAAGACTTCTATCATCAATGCCCTAAGTTATGCGTTCTACGGGCAAGCCCTCACTAACATCAAAAAAGATAATCTGATCAACAAAACCAACGGCAAAAATATGCTGGTAACTGTTGATTTTGAATGTGGTAATACATCTTACAGAATTGAACGTGGGCGTAAACCTAACGTCCTGAAATTCTTTGTCAATGATCGTGAGATGGAAAGTTCTGACGACAATAGTCAGGGTGACAGTAGAGAAACGCAACAGGAAATTGAACGTTTGATAAACATGCGCCATGATATGTTTAAGCATATCGTGGCACTTAACACGTACACAGAACCTTTTCTAAGCCTAAAAGCGGCCGATCAAAGAACTATCATTGAACAATTGCTAGGTATCACCTTACTGAGTGAGAAAGCGGAAGGTCTTAAAGAACAGATCCGCATCACCAAGGATGCTATCCAGCAAGAAGAATTTCGTATCAAAGCAGTCAAAGATGCTAATACCAGAATTCAAGAACAAATTGATTCTACCAAACGTAGACAAAAACTGTGGCAAAAGAAGCATGATGACGAACTAACAGAATTAACTGCTGCTTACGATGAACTACTTAAACTTGATATTGATATTGAGTTAGCCTCACATAAGCAGTTGGCAGCATATAAAGTCAAGGAAACAAATCTAACAGACTTAGAAAAAACAAAGAAGTCACTGAAGAAGGATTTTGTCCGAGAGGAAAAAACTTTATTTCAATTGAATGCTGATGTTCAGTCACTGAAAGATCATAAGTGTCACAGTTGCGGTCAAGCCCTACATGATGATAATCATGCTACTCTACTTGAACGCAAAGAAACAGATTTAAGTAAAACGGCTGAACTTCTTGAACGGATAACAGAAAGTTTGGCAGAAGTTAATAAGAAGATAGATGCTATCGGTTCATTAGGTGTTTCTCCCGTTGTATTTTATGACACGGAAAGTGAAGCGGTTGCTCACAAAAGCAGTATCAATCATCTATTCTCACAGATAGAAAAGAAGGTGTCAGAGACTGACCCATATGCTGAACAGATTACAGAAATGGAAAAGAATGGCATTGAAGAAGTTTCATACGATTTGATTAACAGTTTGACCAGGGTTCGTGATCATCAAGAATTCTTGCTCAAGTTACTTACTAACAAGGATAGTTTTATACGTAAGCAAATTATTGATCAGAATCTAAACTTCCTGAACGGCAGACTTGCGTACTACTTGAACGATATTGAACTGCCACACACCGTTAAGTTCAATAATGATCTATCAGTTTCAATTGAAGAACTGGGTCGTGAGTTGGATTTTGATAATCTTTCACGTGGTGAACGTAACCGTCTTATTCTAAGCCTGAGTTGGGCTTTCCGTGATGTATGGGAAAGTTTGTATCAGCCTATCAATCTGCTGTTCATTGACGAACTAGTAGATAGTGGCATGGATAGTTCTGGCGTGGAAAATTCTCTGAAGATTTTGAAGAAAATGGCAAGAGGAGGCGGTAAATCTGTATGGTTAATTAGCCATAAAGATGAATTGGCTAGTAGAGTTAATAATATAATGTACGTAGTTAAAGAGAGTGGCTTTACTAGATATAGTTCTGATGTGGAGATTGTGAAAAATTCCGATACCATATGATGTGTATAAATAGTTGGTGACTTGGATATTTGAAGAAAAAATTATTGAAACATTACCAGAAGATGTGGTTGGTTTTGTATATATGATAACCAATCGGTCAACTGGACGAAAATATATAGGCAAAAAATTATCTAAATTTAAAAAAATCAGGTTAAAAACATCAAGGCTCAAAAACGGCACTAAAAAGAAATCTAAAATAAGATATGAAATTGATAGTGACTGGCAAACTTATTATGGCTCAAACACGGTATTATCAGAAGAAGTAAAAACAACAGGTTCAGAAAATTTTAATAGACAAATATTAAGGTATTGTTATTCAAAGAACGAACTAAACTACTGGGAAGCGAAGTATCAATTTGATTACGGTGTTTTACTCAGTGATGACTGGTACAACGAATGGATATCGGTCAAAGTTCGTAAATTGAAGATTTAATTCATCATGGTTTAATAGCGACGCACCGCACATCTGCGAAATCTACAGGCAAACTTTCAAACAGTAATGGCTAGCATCGGCCTAATTTCGGATGCCCTAAAACTGGACCGCCGGGTCACAGGGAATGGAAACCTCGTCGCTGTTACGAGAACTCAATCACTATCCTTGACAGGACGTAGATCGCTAATCCCGCGGTTTGATTGTTTGAACAGGAATTATGGGTAAAAAGACGCGATAGAGATATCGCACGGTTATATTGAAGGACAGCATTAGCAATATAACCCGCCGTTGTAAGAAAGACTGGATGAGTAGGTACCGGACAACCGCCTACGTTACATTTCCTGAGTTGAAAAATTCAGATGTTGTTGTAGTCCCAATGCTGTGTGGTGGTCAACTCAGATGAAACACCATAGAAGTCGTAGTGTATCACTACGATTTTTTTTCGCCCTGCGTGGGCGAAAGGGAGGCAATAATCTAGATGAATGGTATTAGGTTGGATCCTGGTTTTAGTATGTTCCTCTCGAAAAGATCGTCAAGTTAATCGCAGGAGCGAATAGCGACGAAGATTAACGCAGACGATATGGGTGTGCTTCGCACACCTCATATTAATACGGTATAAAACGCTAGTAAAAAAATGTGTTGTATAAATGAACTATGGCGTCTAGAGTTGATCAAATGAATAGATAACCAGTCTCGTTGGTTTTCTCTATGTTTTCCTTGATGATGTCGTTGATGATCTCACGATCTTGATGTCCCATCTCAAAGCCTTGATCTATATTGACTCCACCTCGCATGTACCAGACTAGTTTGTATATGTATTTTCGTAGTGCTTTTGACTCCCGGTCGTAATCATTAAGTAGTTTGATTACTTCCTCATTGGAAAGAGTCAAAAGCGTTAGCCGAAAAAATTGGACATCTCAAAAACTAAGGGTGTTTGATATTCTTTAGTACATGATTCACACTGTAGATCTATCTTGTTCGTTGGTGTGTTGGATTTAATTTCAGCAATAGCATCATTGACTGTATTCCATATGTCTCTATCACAGTTCTGGAAGAAGTCATTGATAAATGCGTGATTGTCTACCACAGTTTGTGCATCTAACTTGATGTAATTTATATTGCCTGCTACTTGCTCCACAGTAAGTTGTAGCAGTTTTTTGAACATCTCTTTGAATTTTTCTAGTTTTTCGGCTTCAGATAGACTTTCCTGATTTATCATTTGAATGACACGTTGCTCTTCAAAGGTCTTGATACTTTTGTTGTTGAATGTTTTATATGATTCTGGCTTTAAACTTATTGTTAAATCTTTTACTTGTAGGGTTTTGTTCCAGGATGGTAGTGTATTGTACTTGTCTAGCAGTAGTTGAAGATCTAGAGTATGTTCATTCTTGTGTTTACAGTGTGGACATAAACTGGTGAAATCCATGGCATTGCCGTAAGTAGCCAATCTAATTGCGATAAGAATGTGATCTATGTCGCAAATTGGTGTGTGCCATGCGTCTTTTATGTTAGGAACACAACTCTGAATAACATCTACTGTTGATTGACCGTTTAGTAGCGCATCTGGTGTTTTTAATGCCAGTTCGTCACGGGCAGTCATTGCGAACACGGGATATTCGTTTGTCACTGTTTTGGATAAACTACCTTCTGGCCACCATTCACCGCGACTGGGTAATTTGATGTAAAGTTGTGGTTGTCTATAGTATTTTTTCAGTGGATTTTCTATTTGTTCATTCATGATGGTTCTGCTAAATATATGTACTTATCTTGTGGAAAAACGAATACTAAAAAATGGCAATTAACTTTGAACAACTAGCGCAATCTATGGGCTTTACTGGAGCGGCTGCTGATCAATTGGCCAGATCATTGCAAGCAGCCAGTAATTCTGCTGATAGAAGTGCCAGTGCGTTGAATGCCGAAGCAGCGGCAGTAGCAAGAGCAACCCAGCAAACACGCACATTAGGTGATCAAATGGCGAGTACCTTAGATACATTAGTGGATTTTACTGGGCAAATTATTAATACTGCCGATGGTATGGCCTCTTCTAATACTGTTTTTACACAAATTTCTCCATTAATTTCAAAAACTACTTCAATAATAGGAGAAATGACTAAAGCGGGAGGAGAATTATTAGGAGTAGTTGGTACATTAGTAGGCGGTGTGCCAGGTGGTATTATAGCTACTATGGCTGGAAAATTGTTTGGCAACGTCACTGCGGAAATAGCGAAACTAGCGGGAGAAATTTTTAATCAATACTTACAGCAGGGTGAAAAGGTAATGGGTGCCTTTAACTCTTTGAGTAGCGTTGGAGTTACTTTTGGTGGCAGTTTAACAGAAATGCAGAGAATTATCAGAGATACAGGCATGCCACTTGAGATGTTAGCCAAAGTTGCTCAAAGTAATGCTGAAAATCTTGCTTTGTTAGGTGGAGGTGTTAGTGGTGCGTTAGAAACCGTAGCAAAAGCAGCAAGAAATGATTTAGGACCACAATTAGTTACGCTGTATGGTGGTTTTGCTAATTTAAGTGATGAACTAGTTGATTACATGGCAATGGAACGACGTAGAGGTGTAGATCAAGATTTACTCAGTGACAACAACATTGAAAGTACGAAGGCCTATCTATATCAGTTAAAAGAGATTAGTGCTTTGACTGGTAAAAGCAGTAAGCAATTAAAGCAAGAAATAGAACAGCGATCAAGAAATGCTGCCACACAAGGTATGTTGAGTAAGATGTCCGACACCCAGAGAAAACAATATGATGCCGCTATGTTGAAAGTGCCGGACGCAGTGAAGGGACCATTGCAGGATGCTTTCTTAGCATTTAGTAGAGGTATGGAACCAGTCAGTACTGAATTTCTACAATTACAAGCGGCAGCACCAGAAGCAGCGGAATCTATTAGAAGAATGGCGTTGGCAGCAAATAAAGGCCCAGACGAATTCAATCGGGTTATGGATCAGGAATCTAAAAATTTAACTGTTAGTGCTGGTAAATTGACCGAACAGATGGGAGATTTGTTTTACTTACAGCAGGCAGGTCGCCTGTCATCTTCATTGGTTGATACCCTAAACAAAGTAATAACCGACATCAATAGTAATTCTGGACGATTAAAAACAATGGGTGAAGACAGTGCTAAATTCGCCGAACAAACTGCCGCGCTGGTAGCAAATGCCGGTGTATTTACTACTAGCATAGCAAGTGTATATGCTGCCCAAGCGAATTTAGCAGTTAAACTCAATGGAATAGTATTAGGCACAGAAGGCTCTGGGGAAAAACTTTCGTCGTTTGCAGAAGCAGTAGTGTATACTACTGGAGTTATGGGAAAGATGGTTGATGGATTAGACGATATTGTAACTATGATCGGTGGATATGGTATACCGCGAGAACAAAGAATAGCCGCTCAAACTGAAAGAATAACTCAAACTCAAACAGAAATAGAAGGAATCAGAAGAGCACGACATGATTTGCTGAGACAGCATTATGAGCCTACCCAGCAAATTGACGAAAATACACCAGTGCCCGATGAGATAAGACGTCAAATTAATCATTTGGATCAAAATATACAACTTAGATTACAACGTCTAGAAAATTTAGAAAAAGGAATAAAGAATATAAATGATCAAGAAGATGCCAGGGAGGCTGAAGAAAAAAGGAAAAAACGCGAACAAGAGTTAAGAGAACAAAACAAAACAATGTTACTTGGCAACACTTCGGGCAACGGAACATCACCAGTAGTCTCTTCAATACCTGTAGATTTTGAACCATTGCGTGCTATGTTGCAGCCTTCATTTGATAATCAAACTGTGGCTCTTCGAGAATTAGCAACTGCCTTGGGTAATCAAGGTGGTCAAATTAGAAGAGCAGTAGATAGAATGGCATAAATAAGTAGAGGTTTATTCATGACTTGGAAAAAATATTTTCGTGTAGCAAATTTATCGGGTTCAGTGAGTCCGATAAATGGCTCAAGCGGCAATCACTTTACTTATAGAAATTATCAAAGCAATCTGCCTGATGTGTACATTGGTCATCCAAATCGTATTGAGCGTTACAATCAGTACGAACAAATGGATATGGACAGTGAAGTAAATGCCGCCCTGGATATTTTAAGTGAATTCAGTACGCAAATCAACAAAGAAAATAGTTCAGCGTTTCAGTTTGTTTGGAAAGAAAAGCCAACAGACAACGAAATAAAAATCATTAAAGAACAATTGACACAGTGGGTAAGTCTAAACGAACTTAACAAACGTATATTCAAGATTTTTAGAAACACAATCAAGTACGGCGATCAAGTTTTTATTAGAGATCCAGAAACATTCAAGTTGTTCTGGGTTGAAATGAGTAAAGTTGTTAAAGTAATAGTAAACGAAGCCGAAGGTAAAAAGCCAGAGCAATACATCGTCAAAGAACTTGCTCCAAACTTTGAAAACTTAACAGCCACCGCCCTAAACAGTAGCGATGTAAGTGTAAATCACCCACAAGTTGGCGGACCAAATGGCGCCTATATACAACCAAAGTCACCATATAGCGGTGGTAGCAGATTTAGTAAAGCACAAAACGAACAGGCTATAAATGCTGAACATATAGTACATCTCAGTTTAACTGAAGGTTTAGATTTCAGTTGGCCGTTTGGTAATAGTGTACTTGAAAACGTATTCAAAGTTTTCAAGCAAAAAGAATTACTAGAAGATGCCATCATTATCTACCGTGTACAGCGTGCTCCAGAGCGTAGAATTTTCTATATAGACGTAGGTAACATGCCGAGCCATATGGCTATGGCATTCGTTGAACGTGTTAAAAATGAAGTACATCAGCGTAGAATACCAACACAAACTGGTGGCGGTCAAAACATGATGGACGCAACCTACAATCCTTTATCTACAAATGAAGATTACTTCTTCCCACAAACGGCGGATGGCCGTGGTAGTAAGGTTGACACTCTAGCCGGCGGTACGAACTTAGGCGAAATAACTGACTTACACTTCTTTACCAATAAGTTATTTCGTGGTTTGAGAATACCAGCCAGTTATTTACCTACTGGTTTAGATGATGGAACAAGCAATCCAAACACATTCAGTGATGGTCGTGTAGGCACTGCCTTAATACAAGAGTGGCGTTTCAATCAATACTGTATTAGATTACAGCGTTCAATTGCTGAAAAATTAGATCAAGAGTTCAAGATGTTCATGCGTTGGCGTGGAATTAACATTGATGGATCACTGTTTGAACTTCAATTTAATGAGCCACAAAATTTTGCTAGTTATCGTCAAGCAGAAGTAGACAGTGCTCGCATAACTAGTTTCACTCAGTTGGAAGCATTCCCATATCTAAGCAAGCGTTTCTTGATGTCTAGATTCCTAGGATTGACTGAAGAAGAAATGTCTGAAAACGAAAAGTTGTGGGAACAAGAACAGGGTAATGCTGATGCTGCTAAACCAGATGCGGTTGGATTAAGAAGTGTTGGTATTAGTCCTGGTGGATTAGACATGGGAATTGAGGCTGCCGAAATTGCAGGTGCGCCACCTCCTGAGGGCGGTGAAGGTGAAGGAGCGGCAGGTGCTGCACCTGGCGGCGCTGGCGGAGCAGTACCTCCATTACCACCGCCAGGACCAATAGCACCAGCAATGTGATAAATAATATTATGATACTAATGGAATTATTAGAACCTACCCCTAGTGGTTATAGATCGGAAAAGGAAGATAACACTTCTATAAAACTTTCTGATACTAGGAAGTTGCGTCTATCGTTGGATAGACTCAATAAACTTCGTAAGATGAATGACACTAGAAAACTTGAGCACGAATTGAAATTAGAAAAACTGTCAAAACAATATAAGCCCGCCGCTGCGCCTGGTGGTGGATTAGGCGGAATTTAAATATCCATACATAAAAACAGCAAAAAGTGCTCATTATGAGCACTTTTTTTCTATATGGTGTAAATAATTATACTTAATTGGATATTTTTATAAAGGAATAAAAAATGTCAAAATACGAAAAGTTAATTGAATACATTGTTAACGAGCAGGAAGAAAAAGCCCGTGAACTATTTCACCAACTAGTTGTTGAGCGTTCACGCCAGATTTATGAGTCACTAATTGACGAAGAAGATTTGGCTGAAATCGGTGGTGACGAAGTTGAAGACTTAGTTGACGAAATCACTGCTGATGAAGATGGAATGTTAGAAGCCGAAGATGAAGACATGGACATGGACGATGCCGAAGACGACATGGATGACGCAGAGATGGACATGGACGACGCTGAAGGCGACATGGATGATGCTGAAGACGATATGGATGACGCAGAAATGGACATGGACGACGCTGAAGGCGACATGGACATGGACATGGACATGGATGACGATGGTGATGAAGGTTTAGAAGATCGCGTTATGGATCTAGAAGACTCACTTGAAGAACTAAAGCGTGAGTTTGAAGAACTAATGGGCGATCAAGGCGGCGAAGATATGGGCGGAGACATGGATGCCGACATGGGCGACGAAGAAATGATGCCGGAGACCTTGGAAGTAGTACCGAATATGGATCATCACAGCCCAAAGAACCCAAGCGGGCCAATGGAATCCAAAATGAAAAAAGAGGAGATGCTCAAGGATAAAAAAGCCAAAGTCAAAAAGAAAATGACTGAGGCTGAGTGGATTCGTGAGTATGTTGAAAAGATTGGTGAACCTTTCCCAGGTAACAACTCTGATACGCACGAAGTTGGCGCTGGTGGTTCTGTAACTCTTAACAAGAAGAGCATCGTTGCTGGTAAGAACGATATGGGTGGTACTACACAAAATATCGCTCGCGGTGGTTCAGAAGCAGATCCAAAGGGAACTCCAAGCAACAAGCCAAGTGGTTTGTTAAAGAAGGGTGGAGATCTAATCGGTAAGGTACAGAATAGTCCTGGTGCTAATGCTGGAAAAACTGGTTACAAGACCAGTGCTGGCAAAGAGTATTCAAAGGCTCATGATAAAGAAGGTCAGACCACTGCTGGCTCAATGAGCGTAGATAAGAAGAGTTTACTAGGACACTAAGAGATAAACAATGTTACTGCTACAAGAACATTTAAGTTTTGACGGCGCACGGATGGAGTTGATGACTGAATCGGCTCCAGACGGCAAAGGAAAAAATTTATACATGAAAGGCATTTTTGTACAAGGTGGTGTCAAGAATGCCAATCAACGTGTATATCCTGTTGATGAAATCGCTAATGCCGTCGAGAGTGTTGGTAAGCAGATAAAGGGCGGCTATAGTGTTCTTGGTGAGTTAGATCACCCCGATGATTTGAAAATAAATCTTGATCGCGTATGTCACGTTATTACTGATATGTGGATGGATGGTCCAAATGGCTATGGTAAGTTAAAAGTTCTTAACACACCTATGGGTCAACTAGTTACAACTATGCTGGAATCTGGTGTAAAACTAGGTGTATCCAGTAGAGGCAGTGGTAATGTTAATGAAAGTACTGGACATGTAAGTGATTTTGATATTGTAACAGTTGATATAGTAGCCCAACCAAGCGCACCGAATGCATATCCTAAGCCAGTTTATGAAGGTCTAATGAACATGAGACATGGTCATAGAGTTTTAGAAATGACTAAGGATGCAAATGCCAATAAGCGAGTCCAAAAATATTTGGCAGAGGAAGTAAGACGCCTCATACAGGACTTAAAAATTTAACAGGAGAATGATACATGTTTGACGCTATCAAGCCATTAATAGACAGTGGTATCATTAACGAAGAAACCAAGACCGCTATAAATGAGGCCTGGGAAACTAAGTTAAATGAAGCGCGCCAACAACTTCGTGCCGAAATCCGCGAAGAGTTTGCTCGTAAGTATGACCACGATAGAAGTGTAATGGTCGAAGCAATAGACAAGATGGTAACAGAAGGTCTCCAGGAAGAAATCCGTGAATTCGCAGAAGAGAAAGCACAAATGGCAGCAGATAGAGTTCGTTACTCACGTGCTATGTCTGAAAATGCTAAGAAGTTTGATAAATTCTTAGTTGCTAAATTAGCAGAAGAAATTAAAGAACTACGTGCTGATCGTTCTATTCAGAAAGAAAGCATTGGCAAACTAGAACAGTTTGTAATTCACTCTCTATCTGAAGAAATTCAAGAATTCCACAAAGACAAGCAAGATTTGGTAGAAACAAAAGTTAAACTAGTTAGAGAAGCGAAAGGTAAACTTTCAAAAATTCAAAAAGAGTTTGTACAACGTTCTGCCCGTCTTGTGAATGAATCTGTGACCAAACATCTAAATGCTGAGATGTCACAATTGAAAGAAGATATCCAAATTGCTAGAGAAAACAATTTTGGACGTAAACTTTTTGAAGCTTTTGCAACCGAATTCGCTGTGACTCACCTAAATGAGAACAAAGAAATCGCTAAGTTGCACCAAGCGGTAAAAAAACGTGAAGCAATTATTGCCGAAGCAAAGAAAGCAGAGCAACAAAAAGCATCACTACTTGAATCCAAAGAGCGCGAAATTCGCATTCTGAAGGAATCACAAGAGCGTAAAGAGACTCTTAACGAATTGCTAAAAACACTAAACAAAGAAAAGCAATCCGTTATGACGCAGTTATTAGAGAATGTTCAGACTGAAAAATTAAGGTCAGCATTTGATAAGTATCTTCCAGCCGTTCTGAATAATACTACTTCACAACAAAGAACAGTAGAGAAATCTACTATGCTAGTTGAAAGTCGCACAGAAGTAACTGGTGATAAATCTGCTAAGGTCAGCGTTGAAACCGGTGATAATAATGTCATCGAAATTAAACGTTTAGCAGGGCTTAAGTAAACCCTAAGAAGGAAAAAAGAAAAAATGACACAAGTACTATTAGAAGGCCGCTGGGGCGAAACTAGAGAAGCCCTGTTAGAAGGTCTACAAGGTTCTCGTAGAACCACCATGGGCGTTATTCTAGAAAATACACGTAAGAATCTTCTTGAAAACGCAACCGCTGGCGCAACCAGTGCTGGTAACGTAGCAACACTTAACCGTGTTATTCTTCCAGTTATCCGTCGTGTAATGCCAACCGTTATCGCTAACGAAATCGTTGGTGTTCAGCCAATGACTGGCCCAGTAGCACAGATTCACACTCTACGTGTGCGTTATGCTGAGACTGCTACCGCTACCGCTCCAAGTCCATTCGACACAAGCACAACCGCTGGTGACGAAGCACTAAGCCCATTCAAGATCGCTACAGCATACTCTGGTAGTTTAACTACTGGCCGCGCTGCTAGCACTTCTTCACTAGAAGGTGTACCAGGTCGTAAGATCAACGTACAAATCTTGAAGCAAGTTGTAGAAGCCAAGACACGTAAACTAAGCGCACGTTGGACATTTGAGGCCGCTCAAGATGCTCAAAGTATGCACGGTCTAGACATCGAAGCCGAAATCATGGCCGCTCTTGCTCAAGAAATCACAGTTGAAATTGACCAAGAAGTTCTAGGTTCACTACGTTCACTAGCCGCTACCGATTTTGCTTATGACCAGGCTGCTGTTTCTGGTACCGCAACATTCGTTGGTGACGAACATGCTGCCCTAGCAGTTCTGATCAATCGTGCTGCTAACCTAATTGCTCAACGTACTCGTCGTGGTGCTGGTAACTGGGCAGTTGTATCACCTGCTGCGCTAACAGTGCTACAGAGTGCTACCACCAGTGCTTTCGCACGTACCACAGAAGGTACCTTTGAGGCTCCAACAAACACCAAGTTCGTTGGTACCCTAAACGGCGCTATGCGTATCTACGTAGACAGCTATGCTGCTGATACACAAGCAGTTCTAGTTGGATATAAGGGTTCAAGCGAGGCTGATGCCGCTGCTTTCTATTGCCCATATATTCCTCTAATGAGTTCTGGAGTTGTACTTGATCCAAGTACCTTCGAGCCAGTAGTTGGATTTATGACACGTTACGGATACGTGGAGCTCACCAATACTGCTAGTTCTTTAGGCAATGCCGGAGATTATCTATCAGAAATCTCTGTTGCTAACCTAAGCTTCCAGTAATCAAATTTTTATTTGATAAGAAAAAACCCGCTTCGGCGGGTTTTTGCTTTATAGCATAAATAAAGATGTAAAGATTCTCAATCGGGATGGGAAGACTAGAGGGACTACGGTCCCTCTTTTTATTGATTATGATAAATACATTAGTTACTAATCATCTCGTTGAGTAGCCAACTCCGGGTAGCCTAGAACGCTAAAACATAAAGGAAATTAAAATGGCAAAATTAAAGATACAAAAAACAAACTCGGTTACAAGCACTGTTGTTGACAGTTATGTAAGCCCAACTCTGATCAATGGAAATCATATCGGTGGTACTGGTGGTGATAATAGTCAAACAGTACCAACTATTAGATGTAGTTTTCTAAAAGATGTTGGTGATGCCGTTGACACAGGATATATCAATTTCCAAAAAGGTATGCGTAAGTTTGAAGTTAGCAATACCAGCGATGCCAACACAACCGTTGCTACTCTTGTAAATAAATTATCTTCTGAATTAACTGCTGCTGACACCATGACTATTCTTGTTACCACTGCGACTATTGTTGGAGCAAACGTAGCAAATATTGGTGCTGGTAGCGGAGGTTTCACTGCTAATCAGGATTATGCTTATGTTCAGTATGCTACTGGCAACGTTACTGGAACACCTACCATTAGTGTTGGACACCAGATCAATGGCACAAGTTTAACTGGTAATGTTACTGTTGTTGCCGTAAACTCAACTGGTAACGTAACGGTAGCAGTTGCCACGCAGGATGTTTCTGATGAACAAATTAACGTTAGTGTTCAGTTTAACGCATCACGTATTACCAACAAGTATGTATGGGACTGGAATATTGAAAAGTATAGATATTGGTTCTCAGCGCCTAGTTACTCTGCTACTGCGTTAAGCAGTCAACCAGGTTGGCAAGATACTGTATTCGTTCAAGTCAACAACAATTAATTTTGAATTGACTTTATAGGAATAGGCTGTTTTTACAGCCTATTTTCATTTGGAGATAATCCACAGTTTGAATAAATACTGTAAATAGAGAAATAGCATGAGCGTAACTAAGCGAATCAACACTGGTGATTATACTATTGATACCTTCAAGTATGATGGTAATCCTGAAGGCAATATTTTTGTATATACACATACGTTGAGAATTGATGGTAATCTAGAGGTTGTCGGGAATACTGCTAACATACAAGCATTTGATACTACCAAGCAGATATTTCAAATAAATGCGGATTTAACAACTAGTGACGCTCCGAGAAATGGAATTAATGGTTTTGAAAATAATCGTGGTAACGTTAGTAACGTAGGATTATATTGGTATGAAACTGGTACATACTCTGGAGAGTGGGTAGCAAATAATTCGGTTGGAAATATAGGTCCTATACTTACTAGTTACAATGTAAAAATTGATCAAACAACTAGCAATGCTGTTGGAGAGGCTGGTTATACTGTGATAACCGGAAATGTTGCTGGTGCTGGTGGTAGCGGCTTGTACGTAAACGCTGGAGTTTTATCTGATGAACTAGTGACAACTGCTAAGATAAGAAAATACGGAATAATTTTTGGATAAATTATATGTCAATACAAAACGCAAATTTAACTACAACAACTTCTAACATTTATGTTAGTAGTACATCAACGGCAGCAATGACTTTCTACTTTTCTAATTATACGACAAGTAGTAATGCGACGTTTAGTTTATGGGCTGTTCCAAGCGGTAATGAACCAGGCAATGTAAATGTGCTATATAGTAACATATTGGTTGTTGCTGGTGATACGTATGTAATGGACAGAGAAAGACTATTTTTGGAAAACGGTGACAGGTTATGTGGTTTTGCTAATGCTAACAACACGATATCTTGTACATTAACATATACAACAGTATAAAGTGAATTAAACATGGGACGCTCGGCAAAAAATCCTGAAATAGAAATTAGCACACTAAATGCTACTACTATATTGGCTAACAACAGTCCTGTATTGACTGTTGCCAATAGTACTTTTGAAAATACACTTTATGTTTCAAAGAATGGTAATGACGCTAATGATGGTAAGAGTTTGGCGACTCCTAAATTGACTATAAAATCCGCATGTACGGTTGCTACATCAGGCACTGCTATTAAAGTTGCCAGTGGTGTTTACACTGAAGACATGCCATTTGAAATTCCTCAAAATGTGGCTATCGTTGGAGATACACTACG